GTCTATTAGACGTAACTACAATCCTGACGACATAAAGAAAACCAAAATCCAATATTTTGTCCACTTTAAGTTTCTGCCGGGACTAGGATTCTATGGTTTCGGATTGATTCACATGATTGGCGGATTGAGCAGAACCGCAACGGCTGCTCTCCGTCAATTATTGGATGCGGGTACATTATCAAATCTACCAGCAGGATTTAAACAGAGAGGTGTTAGAGTCAGAGACGAGGCGTCTCCGATACAACCAGGGGAGTTCAAGGATGTCGACGCACCAGGTGGATCTTTACGTGATGCGTTCTTCCCACTACCATACAAGGAACCATCGGCAACATTACTACAGTTAATGGGTATAGTCGTTGGCGCTGGTCAGAGGTTCGCGGCTATCGCTGACATGCAGGTGGGCGATGGTAATCAGTCTGCTGCTGTCGGAACAACGATCGCATTATTGGAGCGTGGTTCACGGGTCATGTCTGCTATCCACAAGAGATTGTACTCTGGCATGAAGAGAGAATTCAAACTATTATCAAAAGTGGTGTCACAATATCTGCCACCAGAATATCCATACGACGTTGTCGGTGGCGCGAGAAATATAAAACAGGTGGACTTCGATGACAGGGTAGATGTTCTACCGGTTGCGGATCCAAACATATTCTCGATGGCGCAGAGGATATCGATGGCACAGACAGAATTACAACTGGCACAATCTAATCCACAGATTCACAATCTATATGCTGCATACAGAAAGATGTATGAGGCTATCGGTGTCAAAAATATCGATCAGATATTACCGCCACCCGCACCGATGCAGCCGATGGACCCAAGTATGGAACACATCAATGCGTTAGCGGGCAAACCTTTCCAGGCTTTCCCTGGTCAGGATCACAGGGCACACATAACAGCTCACTTAAATTTTATGTCGACCAACATTGTCAGAAATAATCCTGCGGTGATGGCGGCGATACAGAAAAATATCTTGGAGCATATCAGTCTGATGGCGCAGGAACAGGTACAATTAGAATTCAGAGAGCAGATGATGCAGACCCAGATGCTACAACAGCAGGCGGCGACCGATCCACAGGCGGCACAGATGCTACAGCAGATGGTTCAGCAGATAGAATCCAGAAAAGCGGTGCTCGTTGCCGAGATGACAGAGGATTTCATGAAGGAAGAGAAGAAAATCACGTCACAATTTGACAATGATCCGCTATTGAAACTGAAATCACGTGAGGTTGACCTACGTGCGATGGAAAATGAGAGAAAAAGGGACAACGACGAGGCTCAGATCGAACTTGCGAGAGCGAGATTGATGCAATCTAGGGATAATTTTGAGGACAAACTCGAACAGAACGAGGATCTGTCAAAATTAAGGGCTGGAGTGAGTCTTGCAAAGTCGGGAATCGACCAGGCTAAGGTGATGATAGAGGATTAATCATGCCATTAAATAAAAAAGGTAAAAAAATCATGAAGTCGATGAAAAAACAGTATGGAAAAAAGAGGGGTGAAAAGATATTCTATGCATCTAAGAACAAAGGTGTTATAAAAGGAGTAAAAAAAGGAGCGTAAATGCAAAAACTAGATAAGATCAAAGAGGTAAAGGTTGCAGATCAGAGTATCGAGATAGATCCTAGATCTAAAACGACTGCTGACAAAGCTTTTAACTATATTGGTACAGGAAAACCTGAGATGCCGGTTGGCGGACAGAAAAGAATGTTACCAGAAAAAAGAAGAAACTCTAAAGCTTACTAATTATGTGGTTGTCGGCGATAAAATTAGCCGTCTCTGCTGGAAGTAAGATTTATGCTAACAAGCAGAAGACAAAAATGGCGATGTCAGAAGCACAGCTTATGCATGCTACTAAGATGGCCCAGGGTGAAGAACAATACCAGGGCAAATTGCTAGAGGCTAGACAGTCAGACTGGAAAGACGAGGCGGTTTTGATAATTCTTAGTTTGCCCGTGTTGGTGCTCGCGTGGGCAGTGATATCGGATGACCCAACCGCTATGGACAAAGTTAAACTATTCTTCGATATGTTCTCGCAGCTCCCGTCATGGTTCACAAATCTTTGGATCCTTGTCGTAGCGTCGATTTATGGTATAAAGGGAACACAGATTTTTAGAAACGGAGGAAAAAAATAATGGCAAACAGATTATACAATAAACAAGTAACACCTAAAGGTTATAAAAAAGGTGGTGAAGTTAGAAGCATAAAAAAAGATCCGATAGCGGATTATGTTCGTTCTGTTAAAGAAATAAGAAAACCTAAAGGAGCAAAACGTGTAGGTAAAATGGGTGGCGGAATGATGATGATGAAACGACCTATGATGAAAGATGGTGGTAATATGAAAAATTTACCAAAAGGTTTACGTAAAGATACAACTACAAGTGCATATGGCGATGCAGCAAAAGGAAGACCAGTTCCTCTATTTCTAAAAACCAGACCAGGGCAGAATCCAAAAGGAAAAAATGTTCCAATATTTGAACGTGCACCGAAACTAAAAGCTAAAAAAAGAAAAAAAATGATGGGTGGCGGTTCATTAAAACCTGTTGATCCTAAAACCCAAAAAGGTTTATCAAAACTTCCAACTAAAGTAAGAAACAAAATGGGTTACATGAAAAAAGGTGGAAAGGTAAATGGCAAATAGATTATATAATAAACAAATATCTCCTAAAGGATACAAAAGAGGTGGCGGTGTGACAGGTAAAACCACTACAACCAAAACTACCACAACCACAAAATCTGAAAAGAAACCTGGAATTATTAGAAGAACTATCGGAAAAATCAGAAAAAAAATCGTTCCAACTTTTGGTGAACAGTTTGCAGACGCTAAGAAAAAAGGTAAAAAAACTTTTACATCTACTAGAGACGATACTAAAAAAGGTAAACTAGAATATTCTACAAAGACAGCAGCAGAGGTTAAGGCAGCTAAAAAAAGAATGTCTGACAGAGAAAGAGCTCGTGTCGGAGATAAAAGTAAACAGCTTTCTGAAAAAGGTGCAGCTTTTAAACTTGCTAGAAAAATGGGTAAAAAAACTTTTACACACAAAGGCAAAAAATTTACGACCTTATTAAAAGGTGAAAAGCCAAGTAAAATTTTACCAGAATTATCTGGTAAGACATCTAAAAAAATTAAAAAATTTGTAGGAGCATAATGACTAAACTATGTCCAAGAGGTAAAGCTGCAGCGAAGAGAAAATTTAAAGTGTATCCGTCAGCATATGCTAACGCCTACGCTTCTAAAATTTGCGCTGGTAAAATTAAAGATCCATCTGGTGTAAAGAGAAAAGATTTTAGAGGAAGCAAAGCTGAAGGTGGTTTAATGGAAGCAACATCTAGATTAAAAAGACAAGGTTTGAAAGAAGGTGGTAATTCAAAAAGTAGAACAAACCCTGACAATTTAACTGGTAAACAAGAACAAGAACTTAGTAAATTAGGATTACTTTCTAAAAGTAAATTAAAAATGAATCCAAAACTTACTGTGGTAAAAAGTGGAAAAATAGATGGCCCTGTTAAAGGTGTTCTTCGTAATACATTTGAACGATCTATAAAAACAAAACCTAAAAAACCGAATAGAAGTCGGCCTAAATTTAAAGCCATGGGCGGAAGAATAAATTATAGAAAAGGTGGCGGTGTCTGCCTTAGAGGAATGAACAGAGACGCTATCGGAAAGAATTCATAGTGCCATGGCAAAGAACGGACTTGATAAATGGTTCAAGCAACAATGGGTAGACATTGGCAGTAAAAAGAAGGACGGCTCTTTCTCAAAGTGTGGAAGATCAAAACAGAAAGCAGATGCGAAACGTAAGTATCCAAAATGCGTGCCTCTTGCAAAAGCAAGACGTATGTCAGAGGGACAGAGACGATCAGCAGTCTCTAGAAAAAGAGCGGTAGCACAGGGTGTTGGTGGCAAACCAACTAATGTTGCAACATTTGCTAAAAGAAAGAAAATGGGATTTGGAGGTATGGTTTGAGAAAACAAGATAGAATGCCTGCCAGAAATAAAAAGAACTTCAGATCAACGAAGTCTGGAGCAGGGATGACAAAGGCCGGGGTCGCTGCTTACAGAAGATTAAATCCTGGCTCTAAACTAAAAACAGCCGTGACTGGTAAGGTGAAACCAGGATCGAAAGCTGCCAAGAGACGTAAATCATTCTGCGCGAGAAGCGCTGGTCAAATGAAAAAATTTCCAAAGGCTGCCAGAGATCCTAACTCAAGACTACGTCAGGCAAGAAGGAGATGGAAATGTTAAAAAACGGTAAGAATAAAAAGATAAAAAAAGTCATAAAGGGACTTGGTAAGGCGGTCAAAGCCCACACTAAACAAAAGAAAATGTTACAAGGAGCTCTTCGTGGCGGATCCAAAAAAGGGAACAGGTAAAAAACCTAAAGGATCTGGCAGAAGATTATACACCGATGAGAATCCAAAAGATACTGTCGGTATAAAATTTGCAACACCTGCAGATGCGAGAGCGACTGTTGCAAAGGTGAAACGTGTGAGCAAACCTTTTGCGCGTAAGATACAGATATTGACCGTTGGAGAGCAACGAGCCAAGGTCATGGGTAAATCTCAGGTTGCCTCAATATTTAGGAAAGGAAAAGATGCAATTAGAAAACGTCATAAATCGACTTCTTAGATTTCTAAGAAATAGATTAGATAATCTATCCATGTCGGTAACATCTGGTGGTGTTGACAATATGGAGAATTATAAGTATATAATAGGACAGATAAACGCCTACGAGGCAACACTACAGGAAATCTCTAACCTGCTAGAAGATAAGGAGCAAAATGGAAAAGGAACGATCATCGATATTAACACCAAACAATGATCTTATTGGTGTAAAAAAATCAAAAACAGAAGAACCAAAATTACCAAAACCGACAGGTTGGAGACTTTTAGTTTTACCTTTCAAGATGAAAGAGAAAACCAAAGGTGGAATAGTATTAGCCGAAACAACTTTAGAGAGGCAACAGGTTGCGTCTCAGGTTGGTTTGGTTATGGCCATGGGTCCAGATTGTTATGCGGATAAAGAGAGGTATCCAGATGGTCCATGGTGCAAAGAGAAAGATTGGGTTATGTTCGCAAGATATGCGGGTAGCCGAATCAAGATTGAGGGTGGAGAGATGCGTCTGCTAAACGACGATGAAGTGTTAGCAACAATCGATAGTCCAGAGGACATCTTGCATGAGTATTAACATAGGAAGGAGTAACTATGCCAGAGGAAAATAAAACGGTTGATATAGATACATCAGGCCCAGGAGCAGATATTAATCTGCCAGAGGATAAAGTAAGTGAAAACGAAATAGAGGTATCAAATGAAACTAGTGAAAACGATAATCAGTCCACTGACACATCTGAGAAATCTGATGAGCAGTTGGATGTTCGAGATGACTCGAACGATAAAAAACAAGAAAAAAAAGAAGACGACAAATTAGAAGAATATAGCAAAGGGGTTCAATCTCGAATCGCAAAACTCACTCGTAAGATGAGAGAGGCGGAGCGAAGAGAGCAGGCTGCTTTGGAATATGCTAAATCTGTTGAAGAAAAAAGAAAACAGATGGAGTCTCGTTTTCAAAAATCTGATTTGGATAATCTTGATAGATTTGAAAAAAATATAGATGCTGGATTGCAGGCTGCAGAAAGAGAACTTGCAGCAGCCATCGAGGCATCTGATGCCAAAGGTCAGATAGCTGCTAACAAAAGAATAGCAGAATTATCTTTTGAGAATGCCAGAATAAAACAGGCTAAACAAAGCAGAGAGCAGATGAAGGTAGAGGATTCTGTTAAACCTGAGAGTGCACCTGTCGAGCAGACTCAAAGTATGACACCAATGCCAGATGCTAAAGCCGAGGCTTGGGCTGCCAAAAACGTTTGGTTTGGTTCTAACAGAGCCATGACCAATACCGCTATTGAGCATCACAAGGATCTAGAGAATGAGGGATATGATACGACATCCGATGAATACTATCGAGAGATAGATAGGAGGATGAAAGTTGACTTTCCCGCTAAATTTGGTAATAATGAGGCAGAGAAAACGTCCGCTCCCGTGCAAACGGTTGCATCAGCGAACAGAAGCGTAAAACCAGGACGCAAAGTTGTGAGGCTCACTCCCTCACAGGTAGCAATAGCTAAAAAATTAGGAGTGCCACTCGAAGAATACGCAAAACAATTAAAAACCACGGAAGGAGCGTAAAATGGAAAAAGATAAAAATACTTCACGTGCGAACCAAACACGAGAAAAGTCTGAAAGACCTAAAGTGTGGGTTCCACCATCATCTCTAGAT